TATTGTGTACACAGGTTAATCAAGGAAATAGAATGAAAGCAATTGTATGGAGCAAGTATAACTGTCCCTACTGTGATCAGGCCAAGGCATTACTCACACAGAGGAACATAGCATATGAAGAACGCAAGATCGGTGACGGCTACACTAGAGAGGAGCTCTTAGAAGCTGTGCCAACAGCTCGCACAGTTCCACAGATCTTTATTAACAATCAATTAGTCGGTGGCTTTACAGAACTTAGAACTTATTTAGAACAAACAGCCGGTGGATTCGGCGAAGGAAAAATATGATGTTAATAGACAAAGGTGTTGCAGTAGGTGAAGTGGTTACATTAAAACTTACCAGCGGTGAAGAATTAGTAGCAAAATTAGTAGATGATCAGGTCATGCACTACAAACTGTCTCATCCTATGGTGATTGCCATGAGTCCAAAAGGACCAGCGTTGATGCCTTATCTGTTTACAGTGGATCCCAGCAAAGAAGTTAGAATAGCAAAATCTGTGGTAGCTGTAACAGAGGCTACAGATAAATCATTTGCTGATCAGTTTATACAACAGACCACTGGCATTGCAATGGCTTAAATTATGTCCGGAATAAGTAGAGACAATGACACTGCAGGTGGAGATCTAGTTCCTAGTCAAGGCACAGTCTTTGCAAATAATCAGTTGGTTATAATAGACGGTGACACTGTATCAGGCCATGGTGATTCTCCTCATCAACAACAAACTATCATAGCAAAAAATAACAATGTCTATGTAGCGAATAAATTAGTTGCCAATGCCGGCGATAAAGCATCAAGTTGCGGAGAAGCAGCTACTGGTTCATCAAATGTAATCGTAGGGGATTAATGAAAAAATTATTTTGGAACGTATTAGGATTTCTAAGTTTGGGAATGGCCTACATAGGGTTGATAACTCCGGGTATACCATACTCACCGTTTATCGTGTTCTCAGCCTATTGCTTTAGCAAGGGATCGGAACGCATGCACCGTTGGATCTACAATCACCCAATCTTCGGCCCATTCCTTACAAATTGGAATGAAAAGAGAGTATTTCCACAGAAAATGCGTTATTTGATGTTGACAATGATGTCAATTAGTCTTATAATAATGTATGTGACCGGAGTAAAACCCGTGGGCATATTGAGCACAGCAGGATTTATGATGATTGTGGCAATTTGGGCGTGGAGATTTCCTAACAGTCCAGAAGAACATGATCGCCGCAAAGCAGCTGGTGAAAAGATAGGTTGGCTTAAATAACAACACACACAGTATACAATTAATTTTTAACAAAGGTAAAATAGTAATATGGCAACAGGTAAAGTAAAATGGTTTAATGACGCTAAAGGTTTTGGTTTCATTACTCCCGACAATGGTGGCGCAGATTTATTTGCACACTTTTCACAGATTAATTCAAGTGGCTTCAAAAGCTTACAAGAAGGACAGAGTGTAAGGTTTGAAGTAACTCAGGGTCAAAAAGGCGAGCAGGCTAGCAACATTCAGCCAGCTTAAGGAATTGTTGTAATTCCTTCAAAGTGAAGGCATTCTGGACGGGGGTGCGAATCCCCCCAGGTCCACCAGAAGTATATACAAAAGCAAACTTCCGGACAGTTGCCGGCTGCAACCGGCTTAGTGTATATTTCTGATGGGCCTGCATAGTTTCGACAGGGTGAGATAATAGAGACGGCAACACGGTAGGCGATGACCGTAAATCAAGCAAATAAAGTAAAAGCAAACGCTGATACATTTGAGTTTGGCGCATTAAACTTCACAGGTAATACCGTTCGCGGTGCTGCCAATGAAGGTAGATTCGCCCTAGCAGCCTAAGAAACTGCACCTCCGAGGTAGTTATACCTTGTAATCCAAAATAGCAGAGCCCGCTTCGGCGGGTTTCTTTTTGGGCTTAATTCAAGAAATAAAAGGTTGACTTTGCAAAGTCATAAGTATAACATTATAGATTAACACAGTAAATTAACAAAGGAGAAACTATGAAATTTACAAAACAACTGACACTCGCAATGGCCTCATTATTGGTCACCGGTTCAGCATTGGCCGCCGGCTATGCCACCTATGAGTACAGCGAAGAAGAAAACCGTGCAACCAGCGCCAACAACATTGCCAACGCAGTGGTAGTTGGTGTTAAGGCTGCTGAAGGTTGGGACTACAGCCTCAAAGCCAACACCAGCCAAACTGCACTGGGCTCAGGTTCAATCAGTTCAGGTCTAGAAGTTCGTGCTAGAAAATCCATGGGCATGTTCTACTTAGGTGGACGTCTAGGTGAGCGCATCACCAGCAGCACACACTTCAGCACCTATGCCATCGACGCAGGTGTTAAGTTTCCATTGGCAGCTGGCTTCACTGGTGATGTAGGCGGTCGTTATCGCAATGCATTCGAAAGCGGCAAAGCCTACGAAACCCAACGTGTGCATGCCACAGTGGGCTATGCATTGACCAAGCAAGACTCTGTTGCCGTACGTTTTTCACGTTCATACGGTGACGAAGAAAAAGATGCATGGCGTTTGAGCTACACACGTAGTTTCTAATCGCTATATGCTCAATAAAGGACCTTCGGGTCCTTTTATTTTTTCTATTACAGCAATAGAAATAATTATTGTAAAAACCTATTGATTTTAGGTTTTAATAGGATATATAATATACACATACAACACAAACAAGGAGAAATGTATGACTGAAAAAATCAAAGGTACACGTACTGAAGAAAACCTGAAAGCCGCTTTCGCAGGCGAATCACAGGCCAACCGCCGTTATTTGTATTTCGCGAACATGGCTGATGTAGCAGGAGATAATGATATTGCTGCTCTGTTCCGTAGCACAGCAGAAGGTGAAACTGGACATGCACACGGTCACATGGAATATCTGATTGAAGGTGGTGCAGGTGATCCAGGTACAGGCATGAGTGCCAAAACTACCACAGAAGCTTTGGAATCAGCTATCCACGGTGAAACACACGAGTACACCGACATGTACCCAGGCATGGCTAAGACTGCTCGTGATGAAGGCTTTGAAGAAGTAGCTGATTGGTTCGAAACACTGGCCAAGGCAGAACGCAGCCATGCCAACCGTTTCGCTAAGGCCCTGGCTGCTCACAAAGAAACACAGTAAGGAGACCTTCATGCAACAATACATGTGCTCAGTGTGTGGTCATATTCATGACGAGGCCGTAGACGGCGTGTTCGAAGACTTGGACAAATATCACATCTGTCCAGAATGTGGTTGTGGCAAGGAAGAATACCAGTTAGTGGCTTGAATACATAAAATCACTAGCCTCTTTTAATGCTTTTCACTATGCGATTGTGATTTTTCTATAGTATAATAATGATACATACATTAGACATTGTATGTGTCAACTTAACAAGGAGAAATAACATGGCATGGACTACACCAGCAGCGACTGATCTAAGATACGGGTTCGAAATTTCAATGTACATTGCTAATCGCTAATATACAAAGAACTAAAAGAATGGCCCACTTCGGTGGGCCTTCTCTTGACTAGATTAAACTTCTATGTTATATTAAAAGTTAAGTACATAATCAGAGAGGATAAAATGTTAGAATGTTTAATTGTAGGTGATAGTATTGCCGTAGGAACAGCAACAGCCCGTCCAGAATGTGTGAGTTTTGCCAAAAGCGGTTGGAATTCGTGGCAATGGAACAAAGATTATCTGCTCAAAGCATCTGAAAAGCCAGCTAAAACAATTATCATTAGCCTAGGAGCCAATGATCATAAGGGTATCAAAACTGAGCAGGAACTGCGTCAAATGAGATCCATTATTAAAGGTGATCGTGTATTTTGGATCGATCCTGGAAAAGATCGTAAACCTGTACCGCACGATGCGATTGTTCGTATCGCCCGAGAGTACGGAGATACAATTATCGCTCGTCCTAAGGATCATATGAGTGCTGACAGAGTTCATCCTACAGGTCGAGGATACAAAGTCATAGCGGAGCAAACCAAATGAATATTTTAGTAACAGGCGGGCTAGGACTGATTGGACATAATGTTGTTAGAAAATTAGAACAGCAAGGACATACTGTTGTGGTCTACGATAACATGACCAACTATGGTATTATTCCTAGAGAAGAAATTGATCATTTAATGATCCAAAGACGCAGGTTAATTTCAACACCGCATATTCACGAGAATGACATTCTCCAGAGCAGTATGTTTGATTGGTTGCTGCCTAAACATAACATTGAAGCTATCATCCACCTTGCTTCATTCCCCCGACAGAAAGTAGTCAATGCCGACCCAGCTTGGGGCAGCACAGTAATGAGCACAGGTCTGTTGACACTGTTAGAGAAAGCGGTAGAACACGGTGTTCGTAGATTTACCTATGCCAGCTCTAGTATGGTTTATGGAGATTTCAAAGATGATGTCACAGAAGATGCAGAGTGCCGCCCTCAGGGTCAATATGGTATCCTTAAACTTGCAGGAGAGTGGCTGGTTAAGGATTACACCCGCAAGCACGGTATTGAACATACTATTCTAAGACCCAGTGCTGTGTATGGTCCATTGGATGTAGAAGATCGTGTGATTTCAAAATTCTTGCTGACAGCCATGCGGGGTCAAACTCTTAAGGTCAACGGCCGAAACGAAACCTTAGATTTTACCTATGTTGACGATGCGGCTGATGGATTTGTAGCTGCTACACTTTCGGATCAAGCAGCCAACGGCACCTACAACATCACAAAAAGTCATAGCAAGACCTTACTAAGTGCAGCCGAACTGGCAGTGAAATTGGCAGGCAACGGCAGCATCGAAGTTCGCGACAAGGATGCAGATTTCCCCAGCAGAGGTGCACTGAATATAGATGCTGCTCGCAGAGATTTTGGATTTGATCCAAAAGTGGATGTTGACGAAGGGTTTCAAATCTACTACGATTGGTTGAAAAACGATCCCTATTTTGGCATTGACAAACACTGACAAAGACGTTATACTGTGTGTACAGTAAATTTTTAGGAGTTCTATTTTGAGTATGCATCTAGAAGGTCCGTGGCTGTCGACCACAGGTAAACGAAAAGGTAAACAAAAGTTTGCTTCAGCAGAACATGCTAGAACAGCTCGTGATTTGGACCAGTCGTGGAAAGATCTGCTGAGGCGTCAGGGCATAGAGCAAGAGGAAAAGAAGCGTGGCCGTGCTATGAATGCTCCGAGTTTGAGCAGTTCCTACAGCCTCAAGATTCCAGAAGGCCGCGATACCACATCTCATATCAAAAGTGTAGATACTGGTGGTAATGCCGTTTTGAAGCCCAGTCCGGTGTATACTGGTACCATGGTCAAAGGAATTGCCACTATGCACAAGAGCAATGCTGTACCTGTTTTCAGCAACGAAGAGGCGGTAGATATATCCAAAATGCGTCGATAATCGCCGGTTTTCGTCTATGAATCTAAAATATCGACTATATATTAAACGTTTCGCAAAGAAACTGAGATAGTAGAACTAAAGTATGTCAAAAGCAGAAACAGTTCCGCGGGTCTTGGCCAATGAGAAACCCGTATTTTCGGGAAGCCAAGGGTCGCCAAAGGCACACAATGTTATGAGCTTGTGCGTCCAATGGAGACAACTACACGAAAGTAGGGTTCACTTAGAGCCTCGTGAAGTTATACTCCCTTTATGTAATGTGATTTGATTTTGAATCACACCAAGTCAAAGGAGGACTTATGGAAAAATCA